GTCTGCTTTACTGGCAAGTACCACAGGGCATGAAAACGTAGCCGTAGGCATAGAATCTCAGGCAGCAACAACGACAGGTGGTCACAACACATCCGTGGGTAAAGGTTCTTTAAATGCTAACACCACAGCTTCAAACAACACAGCAGTTGGTTCTGGTTCTTTAGCATTGAACACCACGGGACCGGGTAATGTTGCGGTAGGGTTTAACGCACTAGATTCAAATACGACAGGAGAATACAACACAGCCTTGGGTTTTGGCGCAGCAGGACTTAATACTACAGGTGCAGGAATTGTTGCAGTGGGTTCAGGTGCGTATTCAGCAGGGACTACTGGTTCACACAACATAGCAGTTGGTGGTAGTTCTTTAGGAGCTAACACTACAGGTCATTCAAATGTTGTAATGGGTCATAATGCAATGGACGCATGTACTACAGGACACTCAAATGTTGCTGTTGGATTTAATGCAGGAGGAGCTGTAACATCAGGAACAAGCAATGTTCTTTTAGGAATAAACTCAGGAGATGCTATAACTACAGGTGCAGTTAATACTGCAATTGGTGATGGCTCTTTAAGTGCATTAACAGCCTCCACTGCTCCTAATGTTGCTGTTGGTGGAAATTCACTTATCACAATGACAGGTGGTGATGGTGGAAACACAGCATGTGGTTATAGAACATTAGAAGCATTAACAACTGGTTCAGGCAACACAGCAGTTGGGTTGACAACAGCACTTGCTTTAACTACAGCAACTAATACTACGCTACTTGGAGTTTCCGCAGGAACAGCAATTACAACAGGTGGAGATAACAATTGTCTGGGGAACGCTTCAGGGTCAGCTATAACATCAGGAGCTAATAATGTTTGTTTAGGTACTTCATCAGGTACAGCTAATAATCCGGGTGGTGCAATAACTACAGGTTCAAATCAAATAGCCATAGGTAATGCTTCATCAGCAAATGCACACATACAGATTGATTGGACAGTAGCCTCTGATAAACGTGATAAAACAGATGTAACACCATTAGACATGGGATTAGATTTCATTAATAAATTAGAACCAGTAACTTATAAATGGGATAAACGTGCCAAGTACGAAGAAGGAAATACTCCTGACGGAACGCACAAAGAAAGTTGGACTGATGTTGGTTTCTTAGCACAAGATGTTGAAGAAATAGAAGCAGAATATGGTCACAAGATAGATGATGAAACTAACTTAACAACGTACATGAGCGAAGATAAAGATTCTTATGGTCTTACTTACGCTAAGTTTGTACCAATGTTAGTTAAAGCAGTACAAGAACTTACGGCAAAAGTCGAAGAATTAGAAAATAAACTTAATAATAAAGGAGAAAAATAATGGCAACAGTAACAGAATGTTTAGCAGCAGCAACAGATTCAGTAACACTTATAAACGATATAAACACAAACGGCTCGTCCTCTGATTATGCATCAACGTGTGCAGACCAAGCCGAGATAAATGAAATGATACAACGTAATGTTGACCACCTTTCAACTATCTTGCTTTACGAACCTGTAGATGGTGACGATACGCCAAATGTAAAAGGAGCAGCAAGTAATTTAAAAACTACTCACGTTACAGCAGTTACAACTGGCACAGATTACATAGCAGCAAACTAGGACAACATTATGGACTTTATAATAGGATTAATAATTGTAAGTGTTATAGCTTGCGTAATTATAAGTAAAAAGAAACCTGAATGGGTAGAGCTTGTTAAATCTAAAATCAAAAAGTAAAAGGAAACAACATGGAGCTTTCAGGATATATATTGTGGAATGTGTTTTTAACACTTATTGTAGCTCCAATACTTTACAGCATTCGTGGAAACACAAGTGAACTAAAAAGGCTTGATATTTTGATGAACAAAACAAGAGAAGAAATAGCTAAAGAATACGTAACTAAATCAGAACTCTCAGATGGAATGAACAGAGTGTTTGATACACTAGATAAAATAGAAGAGAAACTGGACAAACTGTTCGAGGTTAAATAATGAAGAATATGAAAAAACAAAGGAAGCGTTATAACAAAGGTACTCGTCAAGATTATACAGCAGGTGGTCGTGTAGGTTATGCGGTTGGAGATATTGTTAATTATGGTAATGAGGATGAACGTAAAACAGGTGCAGAAAATGAAGATAATGCTCAAGCACCTGTTGACGAAACTAATGAAGATACTAACTCAACAGACAACACTAACACTAACACTGATACACCTACACCAGAGGATACACCTACACCAGATGATACACTTACACCTCCGCCTTTAGTTGATCCGGAAGAAAGAAGAAAAAGAATTGAAGCAGCAGGTAAGACTGTAACAGACGCAGCTACTGGTATTGTTCCGACACCTGCAGTAATTCCTGATGTTACAAAAGTTGACGAAACCATAGAAGCTGACGTAAAACAAATGACAGACGAAGATTTGTCAGTAGCAGTAGCAGGTAAAGCTTCCGCAGGTGTTGCTCCCACAGCCGCTACAGGAACAGCTTCTACTACAGATGCTCCTGCTTCAGTAACTGCACAAGGGTATACAGCAGACACCACAGGTTCAGCGACAGCGACAGGCGAGACAGGTACGTTATCTGAAGGCGCTGACATGACAGAGGATGAAATTGCAGCGGCAGCAAATGTAGCAGACGTTGCGCCTATTGTAGGTGTTGATGTTGACATTCCTGCAGGCGCTTTAGCAGCAAGAGTTATTGGTAAAATAAGTCCCGAAGCTATATCAGTAGCTGCTCAAAATACAGGATCAAGCTTACGAAAACTTTCTAGAGCTAAAAAACAATTAAGAAAAGCAGGCTTAACAGAAGATCAAATTTCTACTATCGGAGATGATATAGAAGATTTAGAAGATAGGCTAGACGATTTTACAGAAGAAGAAAGAGGGTTAATAGCAGGTCTTGATAAAGATACATTAGTAGATGCTCAAATGAGTAGGTTACTAGATGGAATGCAAAATGGTGAGATGCCTATGTGGGCTTCTCCTGCAGTTTCTAAAGTAGAACAGATGTTAGCATCACGAGGTTTATCAGCTTCTTCTGTTGGACAAGCAGCATTAACTAATGCAATTATTCAAGCAGCTTTACCAATGGCGCAAAGCAATGCTACTGCACTACAAGGAGCAGCTACGCAACAAAGAGATATTGAAGCTAGAGAATCTGAAGCAAATGCACAAAGATCACAACAAACAGCGTTATCAAATGCTAGTACTGTTTTTCAAATGGACATGGCACAATTTACTGCCGATCAACAAAGAACATTGTCTAACAGTAAATTCATGCAAACTGTAAGTTTAACTAATGCAAGCAATGATCAACAGGCTGCGATACAAAATGCAGTAATACAATCACAAATTAATTTAGCAGAAGCTAATTCAATAACTAGACTAACTTCACAGAACGCATCTGCGTTTTTACAAATGGACATGTCAAACTTGTCTAATGATCAACAAGCTACAATGTTTACAGCTCAAGCAAAACAACAAGCTATGTTAAGTAATCAAGCTGCAAGTAATGCTTCTAAGCAATTTAATGCTGCTAGTGAAAATCAAACTAATCAGTTTATGGCTAACTTAGCAACAAACGTAGCTTTAGATAATACTAGACAAAAGAATGCTATGGAAACATTTAATGCACAACAAAAAAATGTTAACGCTGCACAAAATGCAAACAGAGCAGCAGACGTTAGCAAGCTTAATGCTCAGCTTGAAACACAAATTGATCAATATAATTCGCAACAAGAATTTTCTAAAAATCAATGGAACGTACAAAATTCACAAGCTATTGAACAAGCAAATACACAGTGGCGAAGACAGTCAAATACAATAAACAGTGCTGCACAAAATGCTGTTAATCAACAGAACGCACAGAATGCTTTTGGTTTAAGTTCACAGGCTACAAGTTTTTTATGGCAAGAGTTAAGAGATCAGGCTGACTTTGATTTTAAAGCTTCTGAAAATGAACTGCAACGTAAAGCTTCGTTAACCATAGCTGCGTTAGGTAATGATGGTTTAATCTACAAAGGTAGAAATGTTGAATCTTCTTTAAAAGCAGCAATGGGAATTTTAAATGGTTATTCAACTACACCTACAGGAAACCCTGCTGGTCCAGATGGTAGATAAAAAAGGAAATAAGAAATGAAAAAATTTATTAAAAAGATTGGTAAAGGAATAAAAAAAGTTGGTAAGGCTATTGGTAAACCTTTTAAAAAATTAATGAAAACTAAAATTGGTAAAATCATAGGTACTATTGGTATGATGATGATGGGTGGTTGGATGCTAGGAGGAGCAAAAACTTTTATAGGAAGTATGTTTACTACTGGAAATGTAGGAACAGCTTTTACTAACACTATGGCTTCAATGGGTGCGGAACTTGGTACTGCATACAGTAGTGTAACTGGTGCTGTTAAAGGAATGTTTACAGGTGGTGGAACAAACAGCGTAGTAGCAGGATCAGAAGCAGCAGCAGCAAGAGTTATGACAGCAGCAGATGCAGCAGCAGCAGCAGGTACAACAGCCCCAACAATAGTTGGTGGAGAAACAATATTAGCACAGGCAGATGCAGCAGCAGCAGCAGAAGCAGCAAAAAACACAATTGTTAAACTTCCTGAAGCAACAAATACATCTAAAGTTACAATAGGAGCAGATGGTCTAGGCGAAAGTGTAAGTGGTCGTGTTCTTGAAGGAGCTGCAGAAACAACTAAAACTGTAGGTAAAGGACTTCCTGTTCCAGACGTTACACTTGATCCTACTCTTGTAGATGTTAGTAAAACAAATTTACTTGATCCTACGACAGCATTTACTCCTGATGTAACAGCAGTAGGAGACATTCTAAATCCGGCAGATGCTAAGAAACTTAGTTGGGCGCAAAGAAATATACCAAGACTTGCCGATGCTTTTGGTGAAGCAGGAAGTGTAAGTGAATTGTATGATAATACATTAGGTATCAAACCTTTTGGTAATATGCCTAATGCTCCTAAATTTGTGCAGGGTACAGACTTAGCAGAATTAAAAACAGGCTACACTTTGTTACAGAAACCTGAAGAACAATATCAACAAGGAGCTAGTGATATGTCAGGAGCATACGCAGCATTAGATGCTAATTCACAAAGACTGTATACAGGCAACACTCCTTCAATGGCTACACTAATGGATGGCAGAACAAGCATACCTAGTCCTTCAGTTGTAGGCACAGCAGCCTACACACGACTAGCTAAGGACGCAAGTTTCTTATATGATAGTACTTTACTAGCATCATAATAACGGAGAATACAAATGTCAATAAATCCTGATGAACTTATAAATATAGAAGGTATGGGAGGAATTACTCCTTTCGAAAGACCAGTAGCCGGACAATCTTTAACAAATGATCCTGACTCAAAATATCCTTGGGAGAAACCGCCTGAGTTTACAGAAGTTCAAGGAGCAATAATGTCTATACTTGCAGATTCATATGAGAAAGAAACTTATGAAATGATTGCTTTAAGTATTGCTGATGGTATGCCTGTAGGAGATTTAACTTCTATGATTTTACAAGCAGGTTTTCAAGAAGGTAAATGGAACCCTGATTTAATGTTAATGTTAATAGAACCTACAATGTATATATTAGCTTCTATTGCAGAACAATGTGACATTGATTATTTGTTATACAGAGGAGATAGTTTAGAATCTTATGACAATGAAAACGAAGAAGAAACAGAAGAAAAAGAATTAGAAGTTTTAAAAAAAATAAAGCAAGAAGGCGAAGACAAGTTAAATTTTAAAGATGTTAAAATTAAAAAAATAACTGCTGAGTCAGTTCCTGAAAAGGCATTAGAAGTTATAGAAGATTTTGAACCGCCTAAAGAATTGGTTAGTTTATTAGCTAGAAAAAAAGAAGAAAGTAATAATAGTTTATTAGAGAGAACATAACATGGTAGATAAAATAGACCCAACTAATCAAACTTCTGTAGAGTACGGACAGTCTTTATTAGGGCGTAAGTATAAACAAGAAGAAAAATTTAGAAAAGATTCTAAAAAAGATGCTCGGACAAGATATGCTACTGAATTTCTTAGTGGTGTAGATAACCTTATTAAAAATCGTGCCGAAAGAAATATGCAAGAAAGGGCAACTAGTTTTGCACCTGTGATTGCTAGAGAAAAAGCTGAAATTCTTGCTAACAACAAAGAGTTTAAAAGTCAAGAAGGTTGGAGGGCTGCTGAAAAAGGTATGGGTATAGAGTCTTATGCGCAACAACAAGCAGATGATTTTCTTATGGCTAATAAATATTCGGATGTAAAAGATTTAGCATACCTTAGAGATACTAAAGAAGACTTGTATGATCAATTTGTAAGAGATCGTAATTTAATGGCTAAATATAAAATAGATCAATACAAAAATAATAAAGTTAGCAAAGAAATAAACGAAGTAGAATATTTAGCTAACTTAAGAAAGTCTAGAGATTACAGACCTAGATCAGGATTGTTGAAAGAAATGGGGGATATCTTTGGTATAAATAAAGATAAAGCAGAAATAGCTATGGCTGATTTACTTGATCCTAAGGGTGAAAAATACTCAAATAATTTAGTTCGCGATCCTGTGGCTATGGAAAAATTATTAAGTGCTAAAGATAGTAAAGGTAATCTTATTTATAATTCAGAAGAACAAGAAACTTTAAGAAAAGGATTGGTAGGGAAAGTAAAAGATAGAGTAAAAGAAAGCAGAGAAGAAGGCACAATAAGTTTTGTAACATTTGGAGAGGCTAATACGGTTAAGACTACAAAAGTAACAAGAGAGAGTCAGTATGGTAAAGATGTAGTTCTCGAAATAGACAATAGTTTATTTAATAACTCTACTGGTAAAATTTTACCGCGTAAGAAACAAAGTTTAGAAGAATTAGCTGTTTCTGAGTTGTCTAAATACTCCGCTGAGTTTACAGAAAAAGAAAAAATAAATCAATTACGAGAAGACAACTATGATCTTTACTCTCGTTTGGTTTCTTTTCAAAGTAAGTTAATTCCAACAGGTTTTAAAACTCCTACTGTTACTGATCAACAAAGAACCAGTGCAGGTAATTTTATACGAAGTACTTTAATAGCAAATTCTGAAGACAGTGCACAGTCTAAAGATTTACTTACTAACTTTTTTGGAGTAAACAGGCAAGGTGACGCTACAACAGATCAAAACGAAGATGTGTTGTTAAAAGAATTTGCAAACTCTGTTGCTATCAGTACTCAGTTTTATGTAGAGCAAGACTTCAGAATAGAAAGAGCACAAGAACTTGCTTTTGCAGAACAGTCAAGAGGTCTTAAGCAGCATACTACAAAGGGTCAATGGGTAGATACAAATGAGTGGTTATTTACAAGACAAAGACCCGGAGCAGGAATAAATAATGTTAAAAAAATTAAGGAGTTTGAAGATTTACCTAAAACAAAAATAGAAAATAACTCAACCGTTACTAGCGTTGTTAATCCTACTATAGAATTACAAAGAGGAACACAAGAAGAAAGAGAAGAGAGTGCAACAAAATTACAAGCTAACTCTACATTTATGAGTGAATATACACGTGCTTCTTTTAGTGTTAAAAATAAAATGTTAGATTCCTATTCTTTAACTACAAAGAACCCAAGAGTTTCAATGGAAGATTTTGTACCTAACGGAGAAAGCGTAAGACTGGAAAACAATAATGGCTATATAACGTGGAATGGTTCTCAGTTTGAACAAAGTGGAGTTGTTGCTGCGTTTGGAGCTTTAGAAGGAACAAATAAAGAATTGACATTTGCTTCTGTTCCGGAAGGACCTATGAAAGATTTAGTAAGAGAAAAAGTTTTAGATGTTTATACAGAGTTTGTTGAAGACTATCCGGAAGCAATTAATAATCCTTCGTTATTATTTAAAAGAATACCTCCGGCAGAAGCTGTAAATAATTTAATAGATGCTGCAGGTGTTTCCTTTTTAGGAGCCACTAGTGGAGATACTAAAATAATTCAAAAGTTTGCTTTAGATGCTTTACAAGACATTTTGCCTAAAGATCAAATAGTCAAAACTTCTATTAACGTACCTCCAAAAAAAGATAACTTTGATGAGGAAAAAAACACTGCTGTTGATAGCAAGTTAGTTACTCCTCTTGCTCAAGGTAATGACATTACAGAACAAGCTATCAACAAAGTGAGTGACATCTTTGGGGATGGAGAAAATGAAAAACAATTTATGAGTAGACTTGTAAACTACGAAAGTTCTAACGGAACTGCTGCTAATACCTTTAGAACTACAGGTACAGATGGGCGTGGTTTAGCACAAGTTTCTCCTATAGCTTTTAAAGAAATTCAACGGAGAATATCTGAAGGTGGAAACCTTGCACAATATGTAGATGTTATTAAAAAAGAAACCGGTATTGATATAACTACACTAGATTATGATACAGATGTTCAAAAACCTTTACATAATATTTTAATGGCTCGGTTGTATTTAAAAATAAACCCTGAAGAAATTCCTAGTTCTTTAGAAGAACAAGGAGTTTATTATAAAAATAATTATAACTCAAATTCTAAAAAAGCTTTAGGTACTCCTGAAGGTTTTGTAGAAAAAAATATTTAATTTATGTCTGTTAATTACACTGATGAATACTCTTACTTGTTTAAAGACAACGAGCAAGAAATATTAACTAATAATAATTTAGAATTAACGGAAGAAGAGGAAGAACAAAAAAGAAAAGAAGAAGAAGAAGAAGAAAATAAAACTCAAACGTACAACGATTCTTACTCTTATTTATTTAATGAAGATAACAACGAAAGTTTACAGGCTTTTAATATGCAAGCTTCAACTGATGAAAAAGTTGACGCAGAAAAAGAACCTTCGTTTGCTCGTAAATTTGATTATGGTTTAGAGCAAGAACAAACAATACTAGGTAACCTTGCACAATCTTTTGTAGCAGGAGCTAAGGCACTTACTCGCTCAGGTCTTTCTTTTGAAAAAGCTTTAAGAGAGTCTGAAAGACAAAGACAGGAAGATATATTTGAAGAATACCCTGAGTTTAAAAACAGACCAGAGGATGCTGCTGTTACGACAGGAAGGATAGCACAAGCTTTAGTTGATCCTATACCTTGGCTCGTTCCTTGGACTAAAATTGCTCAAGTCGGTAGGGCAGCTACTGTGACTGCAGGTGCAGGATTTGCTGTAGGAGATGTTGCCTTACGAGAAAAAGTATTATATGGTAGGGTAGACCCCTCTAGTGTTTTAATGGCAGGTGTGTTTGGAGCAGGTGCAACATATGGTGCAGATGTAATAGCCCGTAGATTTACAAATAAAAATACAATTAAAGAAATTGATTTTGTAGATGAAACAGGGACTACTAAAACTTTGGCTAGTAAAATAAAAGATGAGCCTGAATTTACTGCTAATGCTGCTGAAATAGATGCTGTTGAAGAAGTAGGTAACGCTAGATTAAAAAAAGAAATGAATAGTATTTTGGATGATGGTCCAGAAAACTCAGAATTTCTTTTAAGTGCTACAGCAAAAATAAAAGCTTATGAAGAGTTAGATACTGCTGCAAAAATAACATCTAAATTGAAAGAGTTTAAAAATGTAGGTGTTAATATAACAAGAAAAGAACTAGAACGTCAAGCAACAGTATTAAAAATAGAAGCTAAGAAAGCAAAATTAAGTATTAGCTCTCAAACACAAAGGTTAATGGGCAATATAGATGATGGTGTTGCTAAAAACTTAGAAGACCTTGAGACTATAGGTACAAAAATTACATTAAGTGATGGGTTTATTAGAAAATTTGTTTATGAAGCAACTCGTCCAATTTTTGGAGGAGCTAGTGGGGCTATTGCCTATTCTTACATGGGAGAGGAAGATGATACTGCTCTTATGTGGACTATAATAGGAGGAAGCGCAGCGTTAGGTTTCTGGCAAGGCAGGGTTCAACGTAGTAAGTTTTTAACTAAACCTCAAAAAGAAGTTATAAAAGATGTATTATATCAAGAAGCTAGTCTTACTAGAAATACATGGACTAAAATAAATACTGCCGGTTCACATGCTGAAAGATTAAATGCTTGGGGAGGATCGTCTGCAATGGTTAGTAAGCTTATGTATAAACAACAAGGAGCTTCTCTTACAGGAAGAGTCAACATGCCTGTAGAGTCTAGGTCAACAGATAAAAAAGTTAAGTTATTTAATTTTATACACAACAAAGTTTTAAATGATGTTCCTCCAAACATGCGTGAGGACTTAGGTAAATTACGAAATGGCTTTGTTTCACTAGATGAATTAGCTAAAAAATATAATGCTTCAGAGTTAGAAATTTTAAAAAATTCTTCTGTTAAAATTAAAGAGTTTACAAATTCTTTAGGCGAAGCTGTAAGTGGAGTAGGTATAAAGTATAAAGAACTAGAAAACTATGGTCTTACTCAAATGTGGGATTGGGGAAAAATAGGAGCAGACAGCGATAAATTTAGTTACCTTTTAAAAAATGCATGGGCTGTTCAAAAATATAAATTAGACCCTACAGATATTAAAGGAATTGAAGCCTCTATTAAAAGCGGAGGAAAACAATTTGAAGATGAAGTTAATCAAGTAGCTATAGGGTTAAGTGGGCAAAGAGCAACAAGCGTATTTGATGCAGATGGTAATTTTGTTTTACCTCTTGTTAAAAACTATGAAAAAAGCAGGGTTATTACAGATCAGAACTCACGAAAAATGTTACAAGAATTTATTGTTAATGACCCACAACAAACTTTAGCTCATCTTGTAGTGCAAACTGTTCCTAGTTTAGAGTTTGCTAGAACTTGGGGAGCAAATGGTGAGTTATTACGTACTGTTAGAAGAGACATACATAACAAATACAACGCAATAAACAAAGGAAGAAATGTTGATAAGTTAAAACAAAAAGAATTACAACATATTAATGACAGTATGAATGCTTTTTTTGGCTTGTATGGAAATAGATTAACAAACGAAACAGGACATGTGATGATGGCAGGATTAACTGCATTAGGTAATAGTACAATGTTAACTCGTGTTTCTGTGCCTAGTATTGGTGACCTTATACAACCATTACAAAATAGCGGTTTTATGCCAGTAATAAAATCTTACGCAAGTGCTGCTAAATCTATTAAATTACTAGGAGGAAAACAAGATAGTTTTTCTGTAGAGGGTTTAGGTATAGCACATCTAAATGTTTTAGACAGTGAATTAAAAGCTATAAATTTTGGATTAGACCCTGCTAATAAAATAGGTCAAAAAATAGGAGCTTGGAATGAGTTCTTTTTTAAAATAGTAGGACTTAAAAAAATTACTGAACTAGCAAAAGCAAGAGCGTATGATGCAGGAGTTTATCGTGCGTATGCTATTTCTAAAAAAGTTACTAGTGGTAAAAAAATATCTGAAAGTTTACAAGATGAAATAAACGCTTTAAGTTTAAGTACAGAAGACATGCGTAAAATTGCTAGTTTTAAAAACACTCGTTTAGCATATGATAATAAAGAAACTAAAAAAGCTTTACACATTGCAGGTTTTAATTCAGCAGAAAGAGATGCTATCACTCCTACAGTAGGGAATCGTTTACTTTTTGCACAGTCTAATAATCCTTTGGTAAGATCATTAGGGCAATTCTTGTCGTGGGCACAGGCTAAAACTTCACAAACAAATGCTTTAATTACTAGAATTGAAGATGGTGATGCTGCTTTAGCACTTAGAATGTTAGCTGCCTTATCTATTTATGGAGGTGTTAGAGAGCTACAGATAGCAATGAGTCCTTCAAAATATTATGATGAGGAAAAAAATGTTCCTGAACGAGGCTCGTTTAAATATATAACTGAAGCAATGCGGTTGTCAGGAAACATAATGCCTTTTCAACTAGACAAAGCACTTTCTTTGGTAACTGGTGCAGGTGCATCTGAAGGTCTTGGTGGAGCTATTCCGTCTTTAGGATTGGTTGAAGATTTTATAAAGTTTGTACCCAATACAGCAGCTAATGTATGGGTAGAAGGCGATGGACTAGGTGTAGTAGCAGATACAATGGACCTTGTGCCTTTTGGTAAAGATTTAAAAAATATTTTATCTGAAGACAAGTTAGGTATTATAAATATCGAAGACGCTCCCCGAGGAAGAAGGAAGCGTTCAAACAGAAGAGGGTTTGCAGAAGGACACGAGGTTACAGATGTTCCGTATGTAAAAGAAAATCCCGAAGAAAGAATTAATCCTAGAACAGGCGAGCCTTACACAGCTATTTATAAAAGATAATGTACAATCACTTCCTAGAACACCTTGAACTTAGAGAAGGTAACGTAGAGTACGTTTATCTTGACAGTCTAGGCAAGCTTACATGTGGTGTAGGACATCTTTTAACTCAAGACGAATGTAGTTTATATTATATAGACCAAGTTATTGATAAAGAAATAAGAAATCAATGGTTAAAAGAAGACGCACAAAAAGCATGGGATGCTGCAGCACAACAAATTCAAGACCTAAGCATAGAGGATACAGGATTTATAATTGCACTAGGCTCAGTAAACTTTCAACTAGGCACACGATGGATGAATAAATTTCCGTCAGCTTACAAAGCCCTGTCTAGTAAAGACTACGATGAAGCAATTCGTCAAGTATCTACAGGCTCTGGTAAAGACGGACAATCTAAATGGAAAGAACAAACACCAGTTAGAGTAGAAGATTTCGTAGGCGCTATTAAAAATTTAACTTGACAAAATTACACAGGGGAGTATAATGATATTATATCTAGAAGATCAATTAGAAGCATGTTACAGACAATACTGTTTACATCAAGTAAGACAAGACATGCCCTTTATGACTTTAGATAATTTTAGAGATATGTTTGAAGATTTAATGGAAGTAATATATAAGGACGAAGAAGTATGAAACTAGGTGGAATATTAACAAGTGTAATTGGGGCTGTTGCTCCTACGCTAGGTACTGCTTTAGGTGGACCAATGGGTGGAATGGCTGCGAAAATGATAGCCGAAGTGTTGGGTGTTCCTAACACACCAAAAGCTATAGAAAAAGCTATGGCTGAAGCAACCCCTGAACAAATGTTAGAGCTTAAAAAAACTGAACAAGCTTTTGAATTACAAATGAAAGAGCTTGAAGTAGATGTGTTTGCGTTAGAAACAGCAGACATACAAGATGCGAGAGGAAAGTTTAGTAAAGACTGGACTGCTCGTATTATAGGTGTTCTTGTTGTGGGTGGATTTATGGGTTATATATTTTTAGTGACTCTTCAACCTCCAGAACAGAACTCAGAAGCATTAATCAATCTAGTACTAGGTTACTTAGGTGGTCTAGCTAGTGCAATTATAAGTTTTTATTTTGGGGCATCACACAAACAAGACTCATGAAAAAGGAAAACACATTAAAAGACGTAATCAAAAACGGAAGATGGAATTGGTTCGGAATAGAAGAAGAACCAGAAGAAGAGCCAATATCAAGTAATTGCTATAAAGGATTATTTTGGGACATGGACACAATGGAGTTCCTTAGATGGAACGAATTAAAAAAGGAAGGAAAATCAACTGAAAGGAAAAGCACAGAGTAGCCTCTGCGTTTTATGTATTGTTGGTTGGACGTATTTGGTAGGTTCGGGATACTACTACTACTTCTAATCACTACTTAGACTAGAAAAGCAAGACCCTAAAGAGAGCTATTGTTAGTTCTACGGGGAACTTGTAATTAAAAATTGGAGAGTTATGAAAAAATTATTAGGCACAATAGTTTTAGGTTTATTAAGCATGTCTGCATTTACTGTAGAACAAACAGGTACAGGGTGTGCTAATGGTACACAATATTGTGAGAACAATACGTTAGATACTACTAACGAAACAACTACAACTAATACCAATACAAATAATAATACCAATACGAATACCAATACAAACAATAATACAAACGTCAATACTAATACAAATAATAATACAAATGTAAACAGCAATACTAACGCTAATACAAATGTAAATAATAATACGAGTACTAATAGCAATACCAATGCTAATACAAATGTAAACAGTAATACTTCGGATGCAACTTCTAACAATACAAACTCTAATACAAATGTTAATAGTTCTACCAGTACCAACAACTCGACAGTTAATCAAACTGTAAACAATACAAGTAGCAATACAAACAATAACAATTCCGTATCCTCAAATACAAACAGCAACACCAATACAAATAACTCTACCTCCGATTCCAATGTCAAAAGTAATAACACGAATAGTAATACCAATAACAACAATTCTGTATCTGATAGTACTAATCGAAATATTAATGAGTCTAACTCTACCCAAACTGTAAATCAAAACGTAACTACAAAAGCTCCTCCTGCTAGTGCTATTGCACCAAGCATCATGAGTTACTCGCAAGACCTTTGTACTGTTGGACGTTCAGGAGCTTATCAAGGACAAGTCTTTGGTTTTTCTACAGGTGGTACAGTTATTGACCAGAACTGTGAGCGTTTAAAACTTTCCAAGTATTTATATGATACAGGCATGAAGGTTGCTAGTGTATCTATCTTATGTCAAGACTCCAGAGTTTTTCAAGCTATGGAAATGGCAGGAACTCCTTGTCCTTGGATGGGTAAAGTTGGTAAAGAAGCATCCTTAGGTTGGAAAGCTAACAAAGAAGAAAGACCTGACTTTGAAAAAGTTAAAAAGAAATATGTAAAGTCTTGTAAACGTACAAGAAATACAAAGGGTAAATTAAAATCAAAGAGTACATGTGTTAAAGAATTTATTAATAGCTAGTCTTTTCTTCCTAGCGTCAACAGTCCAGTCTTCGTATGGCTATCAAGACAATCAAAGTCTTATAGACTTAACAGGTGTATCAGGTACAACAAATCTCGGTGCTTCTGATGATGGAGTATCGGGTGCATTCAACCTAGACTTTACGTTTGATTACTACGGGCAAGAGTTTACACAAGCAAGAGTAGCTACTAATGGTTGCTTACACTTTAAAACTTCAGGAGCTTACTGCAACGACTTTACTCCTGACCCTATATCAGGACAACACACCTACACTATGTATCCTTTTTGGACAGACCTTATAAGGGATAATGGGTCTTCGGTACTTGCTAAAAGCTACTCAGACAAGACAGTCTTTGGGTGGTACGACATGAAAGAATATGGTCGTAACAATACCAACAACAGCTTTGAAGTTATCTTGTGGGGCAATGACACATTTGAATATCGGTACGGAGCGTTAGATATAGAAAAACATGATGTGCTAATAGGTGAGATAGGAAGCAGTACTTCAGAATCATATCAGTACTTTTTTCATGACCAATGTAGTACAGGAACAACTAATTTATCTGGCTGTGTTAGTAGCACTTGGAACAACGCAGATATAAATACAACCCTAGAGAATGGTGGTTCTTTATTAGGTGTAGGAACAGGTAACTCTATAGACTGTAGTGACCCACTTAATAATTCAAGTTGTTCAGGTTATGCTTCTGCATACTTGAGTCAAGAGTGTGGATTAACACAATTGCATAGCGAAGAATGTCCTAACTATTGGGATGCCTATGACGATTTACAATGCGATGAGAACCCACAGTATGCTCCGTTCTGTCCAAGTTACAGACACGAAGATAACATTGCATACTATAGTGAAGAAGAAGATTATGGTTATACCGAAGAAGACATGTGGTATGACGAAGAGTATGACGAGTGGTTAGACCCTAACGACCCATGCTATGAGAACAGGTGTGAAGGATTCACAGACGCAGATTGGTACGCACTTGATGCTGAACAGTTTGGTCAGGAGCAGGTAGACGAATGGTTCGGAACTGATATAGCTTTTGGGGATGATGGTATGGTAGATTTTGAATCTACACCTATGATTTCCTACGAAGACTTAGATGTCTTAATGGATGTTTGGGACACAGAACAAGAACATTATCAGATGGCTACGTATGACATGCTACCTATGGATACAACTGTAATGGCACATGAATTAATAATAAGAGAGGAAATAGAAAATGAAATTGTATATGAAGAAAATGAAAGAGAAGTCTTTGAAACTATGGAAGAACTTGAAGAGTGGTTTGAAGAAGAAACGCTTGAAGCTGAAGAAAGTATTGAAGAAATACTGGCAGTTGTTAACGAAGAAACTGAAGAGTCTATTCGTGAAGAAACCCGTGAAGAGGAAGTACACGAAGAAAACGAAAGTGTAGTTGAAGAATTGTTTGCGGAGGAAGATGAGAGTAGACCCGATGACGAGCGTAAAAGTTCTGTCCGAGTGTCTGCTTTAGACATTATAGCCGGTACAATTAGAACAGCTTCTAATAGTGTTAGTTCCTCTAGCTACACAAGTACTAGTTCAAATAGCTTAAGTTCCTCTACGGGCTCGTATGGAGCTTCTAGTGGTACTTCTGGGGGTGGTGTAAGTACTTCTAATTCTCCCAGTATGTCTGACCAAATATCCTCTGCCAACATCCAGACTAATCAGGTTTTATCAATGAGTGTTGGAGGAAGTTCTTCTGTTGGAGGTTCATCCTCATTTAGTATTACACCGATGCCTACACTTGACGATTCTCCACAGGTAGTAATGGCAGATGTACAGGTTCAAGACATGCAAGGTGAGATTAATACAGCAGTTTCAGGAGTCATGACAGCCTCTGAAGCTGACCAAGTAGCTGATAAGATAATTGCTAACAATATCAAAGAGCAACAGGAAGAAGCTGAACAAGAACAGGAAGATACAGGTGAGTACGGAGATAGGTCAACGCTTGTTGCCTATATAGGATACGTTGCAGGGTTTAATAGCTATAGAGATGCTCAGATACCTCAGCAAGAAACGTGGTATGAACCTCGTGCAATTTACGCAGGTGTGACTATCAATGATAACACACAGGCTTTTTACGGATTAGCAGGTGCTAGTCTTAATACGTTAGGTAGCATGATAAGTATGCAACCAAATCTGTAATGAAAGATTTATTAATAGACTTTATTATTTACACAATCTATTGTATTGGATGGTTAAAAATAATTTTAGTTACAATTGGAGAATAGTATGGAATGGTTTGAAAATAAAACAACACAGATAATAGCTTTGGTGGGTATCGTAGGTACGTTGGCAGGGTTTGGGTACACAGGTGCTACCTATGTGAACCGGTTAGAGAACCTAGAGGCACAAATTGGTGGGATAGGTGATACAGAGAATGCTCAACAGATTATAGAAGAAAGGTTTGTGGGTATTGAAACTTCTGTAGAGTACATTAATAAAAGTATTGATGGTGGAATTAATCCTTCTCTAAATGTGATGGCTGAAAATGCTAATGGCATGGGGAAAGATATTGTAGCATTACAAAAAGAAATAGAGTACCTACAAGAAAGTATAGATACTCTTAAAGATGATAATAAAAATCCTTTATCTAATTAGTTTTAATATTAGCATTAAGGGCATCCAGTTCTGACTCCAATTCATTATGGATGTTTAATATTTTTCGTCTTGCTTCTCGTATAACTGTTTCAATTATTTTTAAATCTGTTCCTTTAAATAATTTACTAGCTTGTGATATAGGAAGACCATTAGTTTCTGTAACCAGTCTTCCTTTAGAATCGAAAAGGATATGGAAGGATAATAAATTAGCTTCCGTTGCTTTCATTTTGTATCTCCGTAAATGTTATTTTATCTTGCTTACCTCGCAGTCCTGCTTTCATGTAAGCTGTTGCTCTACCTTCAAAGAAGTTTTGATGTTCAACACCAAGCACTTCATCTAACCAAGGTAAAGGGTTATCTCTTTGATCAAAGTTAGTTTTTAATCCAAGTTGTAAAAGTCTTCTGTCCGCTATGTATCTATTATACGCATACATATCTTTCTTGGTAAGTCCTTTCATGTCTCCAAACTGAAACACTAAGTCTAAGAACTTATCTTCTAACTCTACCATCTCTCTGCATATCTGATATATCTCAGCTTTAAAATCGTCTGTCCATATCTCTATGTTCTCTTGTATAAATTCTCTAAAGAGTTTAGTCATAGCTTCAACATGTAAAGATTCATCACGTATAGAATACGTAACAATCTGCCCCATCCCTTTCATCTTACCAAACCTTGGAAAGTTTAACAAGATTGCAAAGCTACTAAAGAGTTGCAAGCCTTCTGTAAATCCTGAGTAGACTGCTAATGTTTTAGCAATCTCCCTTTTGTTTTTACGTGTAGGTTTAAAGTCTTTAATGTAGTCATGCTTGTTAGCCATCTCTTCATACTCAGAGAAAGCTTTATACTCTATGTCTGGCATACCAACTGTATCAAGTAGTAAGCTGTAGGCATGTTGGTGTATAGACTCCATGTTTGCAAAGGAGCACATCATCATACGTGCTTCAGGTTTCTTAAATATTCTCATATACTTATCTATATAACCTGAACCAACATCTACATCTGATTGTGTAAACAATCTAAATATCTGTGTTAATAAATTTCTTTCTTCGACTGAAAGTTCTTGCCAATCTTTAACGTCTGTGTGTAGTGGTACAGATTCGGGTAGCCAATGCATTTGATTCTGCTCTACGTATTTCTCAAACATCCAAGGATGATCAAAGGGTTTGTAATAATCTCTTGTGCTTAATAAGCTCATGTGTTCTCCTTTTCTAATATTAAATAGTCGGCATACTTTTTAAGTAGCCATTTGTTAAAATGTTTTTTAAATTCTTTTTCTGTGTAAAAAACAGATTGTCCTGTTTTATTTTCATCACAATAGTCTAGCCACTTTCTGCTGCAAAACTGTTCAAAGGTATTGCTCACCCTTCACAACTCAAACATTCTACATCTTCAAGTCTAACTCGTTCTACTTTAACATTCACGTTCTCAGCATTACGAGCAGCATCTGATCTAAAATAATATAATGATTTTAATTTTTTCATCGCATACCAATGTACATCATTGACGTATTGTAAGTACTCATCATGTACTGCTTGAGACTCAGTAGCTTTAGGCATAGTGAAAAATAAATTAACACTCTGGCTTTGGCAAACATATTGTTGACGCATGTGTGCATGTTCAACTATATAAATTTGATTAATCTCATTAGCAGTTTTAAATACTTCCTTCTCCTCGTCTGTTAGAACATCTATACCTTGGGCTGATCCACTAGCAATCGTTATATCTTTCCAAATCTTTTCTCTTTCTTCAAGGCTCAGTCCTTTTTTCTTAAGAACTTTTTCCAAGTACTTGTTCCGCACTTGATACGAGCCTGATAAAGTTTTGTGCGTAAACGAGTTAGCACGATATGGTTCAATACTAGGGGAAGTACCGCCACATATAATAGAACTACTGGCATTAGGAGCAATAGCCAGAAGATGAGCGTTACGCTTATTGCTACCATGTATATCAGGAGCTTCCCCACGTTCTGCACTAAGTCTTTCAGTTGCTGCCACAGCTTTCCCTTTAATGTGGGAGAACGCAACATTATTAGTGCTAGTAGCGAGTAGCCCTTGGAAAGGTACTCCTTTGCTTTGGAGTAGAGCATGAAAGCCCATCGCTCCAAGACCCACCGACCTCTCCCTATACGCTGAATAAGCAGCTTTAACCAGTCCTTCTTTTTCTTCTCTAACATATTTCTTAAACCTCTCAAAATTTGCACTGTACCCACCAATTCTACTGGTGTCCACAATGTCTTCTATAAAATGCTCTAACACATTGTCAAGCATTGTAATTAAATCATCAATGAACTTATCATCTTTCTTCCACTTATCAAAGTGTTCTAAGTTGACACTCGACAAACAACATACAGCAGTACGTTCTTCGTTAGTAGGTAATACTATCTCTGAACATAAGTTACTTTGATTTATTTTTAAACCTAAATCTTTCTGTCCTTGTGGTAAAAATTCATTACATGTGTCTATGTTTATCATGTATGGCTCGCCTGTCTCTGCTCTTGCGTTCAACATCTGCCACCACAAATCTCTAGCAACAACTATCTTAACAGCTTCCCCACTCTTGGGGTCAATCAGTCTCCACTCTGCATCTTTTTGTACAGCATCTAGAAATTCATTGGTTAAATTTATTCCGTTGTGTATGTTTAAACACTTTCGATTTATATCCCCACCAGATTCTTTACGCATGTTAATAAACTCTTCAATCTCTGGGTGATTAATATCCATGTACGCAGCATATGAACCTCGCCTAGTAACACCCTGATTGAATGCTAACATTTGAGAGTCTACTACATGCATGAATGGGATTGAACCAGTAGAA